CAGGTGCGTCTAAAGCATTAACCGAAGTCTGTAGGGCAGTTAAAGTATTAGTCGTATTCGCTGGAAGATTGTCAGTCTTAGCTTTAACACTATCTAAAATCTGATCTAAACGACCATTATCCGTCCAATCACCCTGAAGCTCATTAGTATCAGCATAAAGTAAATCTAAAATAGAATCTAAACGTCCACCATTAGCCCAATCACCCTGAAGCTCGTTAGTATCAGCGTGAATTAAATCCAAAATAGAATCTAAACGTCCACCATTAGCCCAATCGCCTTGGAGTTCGTTAGTATCAGCGTAAATTAAATCTAAAATAGAATCTAAACGACCGCCATTAACCCAATCACCTTGAAGCTCATTAGTATCAGTAATAATACCTTTTAACAGAGACATCGCAGTATCATTATCACCGGCAGCTGCGCCTATGGCAGCATCATCCAACGCGCCCATCACAGAAGCTAATGCAGCACTGTCCGTACCACGCATCGCTGTTGTAGGAATTGCATCTAAGAGCAAGTCTAAACGACCATCGTTAGCCCAATCCGTCTGAAGCGCATTAGTGTCAGCAATAATACCTTTAAGCATTGCAATAGCAGTATCACTACCACTACTAGCCCCAGAAGCAGCAGCATTATCTAACGCACCCATCACAGAAGCTAACGCTGCACTGTCCGTACCACGCATCGCTGTTGTAGGAATTGCATCTAAGAGCAAGTCTAAACGACCATCGTTAGCCCAATCCGTCTGAAGCGCATTAGTGTCAGCTAAGATAGCATTGACATCCGATTGGGAGTCAGACACCTGAGTAGAAGCATTAGCACGATGCTCAGTAGTAACTGAATCTTCAGTTTCTTTCCACACACAGTCAATGAGTAGTTGAACATCTGCATGACCACTGGCTACTTCATACCAAACACTGAATTTACCAGTACCGTCAGCCACCATGTGGTAGTAGCCAGAATAAGTAGAGCTAGACTCTGCTAATACCGAACCATCCGAAGTGGCATCGTACATATTAGCGTTTAAAGCATTCCCATTCTGATCAACAATTTTAATCTTAGGAGATGCAGCGCCGTCTACTGTATCTGGGTTATCCATCGCACCTGTATGATCTCTTAAGAAAAGAGTGAATTGATATCGATCTGTACTCTCTCCAGTCTGAAGATACTGAGGAACTGCCATCGACCATCGTCGATATGAATCCAGAGTGCCTACTGCATCAACGACCGTATCAAGTTTAGCATTAAGTGTAGTACCAGTATCCGTAAGGATATCCTCTGTATCTGATTTAATATCAGCAATGTCAGCAGCAATGCTAGCGCCCGCTGCACTGCCTAACACAGAAGCTAATGCTGCACTATTAGTACCAACCATTGTAGTAGGGATATTACCTACTGCACTAGAGAGAGTACTAAGCGTACCAGGGACATCATCAGCTTGAAGCTCATTGGTATCAGCAATAATACCTTTAAGCATTGCAATAGCAGTATCAGTACCAGTACTAGCGCCGGTAGCAGCACCATTATCTACCGCACCTAGAACAGTAGCCAACGCTGCACTATCAGTGCCTCGCATCGCTGTGGTAGGAATAGCGTCTGCTACAGTCTTAACGGCAGCAATATCAGCGGAAATAGACGCACCTACTGCCGCACCAATCTGAGCTGTATCAACTAAGATATCATCAACAATTCCATCTACAGTAGCTACATTACTAGTTAATGTGGTGATAGTGCCGGGAATTGTAACTCCCGTATCTTCTAGAATTGCAGCGACTTCACCATCAATAAAATCGTCAAGTGTAGTACCCGTATCATCAAGAATAGCGTCTGCCACAGTCTTAACAGCGGCAATATCAGCAGCGAGGTCCGCAGCCGGGGTACCAATAAGACCGGGAAGTGTAGTTCCTGTATCAGTTAAGATATCAGCAATCTCAGTAGTACTAGCAGCATAAATAAGGGCAGTCTCTGTTTTAACAGCAGCAATATCAGCAGCAATAGAAGCATTAGCTGGGGTACCGATAACTGTCGTATCAGCTAGGATTTCATCGAGGTCGGCAGCATCTACAATGCGGAACGTGTGGTCTGTGACTACATCTGAGCCTTCTGCATACCAAGCAACTTCAATATGAAAAAGACCTTCGACACCAGCAGCTTGACCAGTCTTATGAAAAAGAGTGGCTTTACCATTTGAGGTAGTAACCTTCTTCCAGTAAGCACTTCCAGCGTTAGTATAGGTACTGTCGTCACTATCCGTAGCAGGGCTACTGAGTCCAGAATCCGTATATAGAAGAGTATTTTGGGCTGTACCTGTTGAGTTCGTAACACGCACAAAGAGTAAATTATTATCAGGATCGTCAGTTTGTCCGCCTGAATCCGTAATTTGCACATCAAGTTTACTAGCTGTGTCAGCTCCTCCATCCCTTCTAATTGCTAAAGGAAAAGATATAAGTGATGTACGACCCGCTAAACTAGTTCTCTCAGCAAAACCCATTATGAATGTCCCCTAAATTTAGTATCTGATTAAGTGCCTACCTCGATGAAGAACAATATTACTCACATTTTTAATTTTCAATGTTTTTTTACTTATAAATATAAAAATCCCCTTCTTCCTAAGAAAATTAAGAAAAAGGGGATTAAAGTAGAATACCATTCTACAGGGGGGGGGTAAATTATCGAGGTCTCGTACTGAAGTTTTGCATGACTTTGGTATATCTTGGATTTACCTCAAGATAGTCCTTCACAGGACGATAAGTAATCGTGACACTTTCGAGAGTTTGACTGTTGTCAACAACGCCACCTGCTCCAGCATTTGTCACAAAACGAATGGCAAGAGCGTCTCCTGCCGGAAGGGCTCCAGGAAAATCTCCACCTGTTGGTGTTGCACACACAGCTTTAAGATCTGCCATCGTCGCCCAAATATTTTGAGTAACAAAAGCAGCACCTGCACCAGCAGGATCAAAATTAAGAGCTTGAGAAATAACAATACCACCGGAACCATCAGGATCAGTACCTACTGCTATCGCAACTGAATCAAGCGCATGATTAAGAGAAGCCACCACAGCGCCAAACCCAAACTCTATCTCAGTAATGTATACATCTTCAGTAAACTTACCGAGAATAAAATTATGAGTCGCTGCTGGAAAAAGATTGGCGCGAAGAGGCTCACTTACATACCCAGCAGCCCGGTTAAGCTGATTTATACTCTCAGCAAGAACAGCCGAGCCTACATCCCCAATAAGTGTTTTTGATTGAACAGCCATTCTAAATCACCTTATCGGTCAACTGATTTCCAGTTTTGCATGGTTTTCGTATAGCTGGGACTCGACGTAATATAGTCTTTTACAGGACGATACGTTACGTTAATGCTCTCAAGTACTTGATTTGCGGTAACAACCTGACTAGCAGCATTCAGATCGAATTGGATTGCGAGAGCGTCCCCGGCAGTAACTGGGAACGGCGCATCCCCAGTACCGTCTGCTGCTACAGCTTGAAGATCTGTCATTGTTGCCCAAGCATCAGTTGTAGCAAACGGAACGGTAAAATTTGATGCCGTGCAGACGGGGAGGCCACCTGTGCCATCAGGGTTAGTCCCCACCGCTAACGCGACAGCGTCAGCAGCGTGATTAATGGCTGCGGGGGTGAGAGCACCAAACCCAAATTCTACAGAAGTAACCCAAACGTCCTCTGTAAATTTACAAATGACAAACGCCATATCGGCAGGTACGTCTGTGAGAACTGTGTGAACTGAAGAACTCGCGTATCCCGCAGCACGATTAAGCTGGCTAATAGTCTCTGAGAGAACCGCCGAACCTACATCTCCAATAAGTGTTTTTGACTGAACAGCCATTTTTCTATCTCCCTACTTTTTCGACTTTTTATCAGAAGGCTTAGCAGTTGATTTCTTTGAGGACGAGCTTTCTTTTTTAGCCGCCTCAGACTTCTTTGGAGCAGGTTTAACCGGTTTAGATTTTCCTTCACGAGTATGATACATCTAAATCTCCAAAGTATTTTTTATTCTTTTCATAGGATAAGAGGTACCAAGGGACCTGAGGATTGACGCTGGGAGTTTCCTCCCAGAGCCAGTCTTTATCCTCAGGTTTTATCCCTGGATTTTTCACTAGGTAAGACGACCAATATTAGTCATCCGTACCCACTTACGCGGGGCGAACAAAATTGGCGTACCGTACATGAGGACCATCCAACGGTAAGCAGGAGCTAGAACCGCAAGATCCATACGCATCAGAGGAGCAAGCTGACGAAAGGTAAGCACCGAAGGGGTAAGCTCGCCTAGATAAGCCGTCTCCGTGAAAGGCATAATGGCATTGGTGTCATTAAACACTACAGCAGCGCCAGCCGCAGCCTGTGTAGCAACCGCAACACGAGCAATCTCACTATACTGTGTGATATCAGCGGGAGCAGCAGCGCCCAAAGCCAAATCAGCACGATAAATGATCACGTACTCAGTTGGGTTAGCACCAACTACTGCAGCATTATCAACCGTGAAAACAATGGAGTTACCCGCAGCATTCTCAGCCGCAGTTAAGTCAGCAACCGCAGTAAAGAACGACTGGAAAAGCACCGGAGCAGACTCACCAAATCGATTACACGCAGTTGCTGCATACGCAAAGTTACCAGCACCAGCACCAATCGATTTAGGCCAAGAAGCCAGTCCCGCAGCACCAAGAGCAGGTTGAACACCCACAGCAGGAGATGCAGGAGCATTAGCGCTCGTAGCAGCAGCCGGGGGAGTCTTACCCTGACGAATGAAGACGTCTGGGTTGAACTCAATAGTTCCAGCTTGGGTAGCCATCGAGGTCACATTAAGACCAACCTTACCCTCTGAAGGCGCAGGCAATTGCACACGCTCACGGGGGTAGAAGGTCTTGACGAGGTCACTCATTGCGCGGGTACCCAGGAAGATATCCGTGGGGTAACCAAAGGATTCGATAACGAGATTCGATGCTTCCTCGATATCAGCTTCTTGCAGAGGCTGACCTTCAAGGTCGACAACGTTAGCGTTCGCAATCATGGTATCGAGACCATCCCATTGCTCAGCTTCGCCATCAAAGGCAAGTGCAGAGTTCCCATGAAAGAGGGAATCTTCGACACGTTCCAACAGCCAGAGGATACCGTTCTGATTTTCCAGAGCGATAACATCCCCATGCGCGGGATTAACTAACGTAGCTGGATGAGTCACGGCACGAGTCGTACCGATAAACTTCACCAACGCAGTTTGCCGCGTATAAGTGCTGTCTTGGTCTTGAGGAAGCTCACCTTCACGGGTGAATCCAAATCCCTGCGAACCGTACTGACTGAGGACATTGTATTCCTCAACAGTCGAATAGGCGGGGGACTTAGGAATTTTCTTCCAGAGTTTAATGTGCTTGTTTGTGAAAGTAACTACTTTGAGGCTGGCCTCAAGGCTCTCAACACGAAGAGCAGATCCACCAGTTTGGTTGGAGACCTGATAGCCCGCGCTAAGTGCCTTTGATAGTTCATTAACATCTCCCATAGTCGATGTTCCGAACCCATTCAGCCCGTCGTAGTCCCGTAAGCTTACTTGAGGTACCATTGTTGATTTCTCCTAAGAATCTTTAGCTTAAAAGGCTTTTAACGACATCATGATTTGCGACATGGACACCAAATTGCTCCACCTTGAGAACCTCAAGAGGGGACACAGTACCAGCCTCAACACCCTTCATCAGAGCGTCAAGGACGACACTCTTAGACAACTCAGGTTCTTCCGAACCTGGAATTGATTTGCTCATATCGAGCATACTCAGTGGACCCCTTGCAGGACCCTCTGCGTATTCAGCGATGTTGCCTTGAGATTGAGCAACAACATCATTTAAAACTGAGAGATTTTCAGCAATGGCTTTCGACATTGCGCCATTCTCTTCATGAATTTGATTAAGTGATTTAATCACATGGTCTTCTAAATTGGAGCAATAGACAGCAATCGACTTAGTTAACTCGTTGAGGAAATCACTGACTTCAACGCCAGAACGGACACTCTTGTCCATTTCATCCTCTTTGTCTTCAGCTTCTTCCCACTTATCTACATCAGCTCTTTCCTTACGGGATTCGTCTTCTTTCTCATCCTCGTCGTCGTCATGAGCCTTAGTGATGTCTTTGTAGTCAGTACCATTTTTGGTGGTATCTTCTTCTTGGTCTTCCTCTTCAGGATCACCACTCTTCCAGTCGGGACCTACAGGTCGTTGATTACCCTTTCTTTCTTTTTCAATTTGAGACTTCGTAAGGATATCATCCAGAGCCTCTAATGATTTAAGAATCTCAGATTCGTATAACGTCTCAGACATCAATCTCTCCTTAAAGTCCCAAACTTTTCTGGATGTGCGGAGACAATGCCCCCGTAGTTTCAAATTTAATTACTTCAGTGGGGGAAATATTACCGGCTTCCACGCCTTTCATGAGAGCGCCGATAATCTGGTGACGATCAGGTGATTCCGACTCACCGAATCCACCTTTTTCAAGATAGTTGTCACCTTCGACATTTTCTGCAGATTTATTAACGTCAATATCGTCAGCTGTTTCGTTAATAAAACCGAGACTCTTGCTGAGGGAATCAAAGACTCCATCAACACTCTTAGCAAACTGGTCGTAATTGGTGTCCATTGAGAACATTTGAGATCCAAGACGGTCTTCCAAATTAAGGAATGAATACCCAATGGACTTAACCATTTCATATAAGAAAGGAGAACTATCAATTCCAGCCATTAAAACAGGATTATCTGAAACAAAATCAAAAAAGGATTTCTTAACATCCTCTTCCTCTTCCTCTTCCTCTTCCACTTCTTCCTCTTCTTCCATAGCTTTCAAGAGGGATTCATCTTGAATCAAAGAGGTATAAAGACGTTGACTCTTCTTCCACGTAGTACTGACATAATCAGTACCATTTTCAGCCATATGATCTTCCTCTTCTTCCGTTACCTTCTCAACGTCTGTACCAGCCCAATCAACTCCCATAGGCTGATGATTTCCAGGCTGTAATTTAGTAATTTGGTTGGCCATACTATGTTCTCCTGCGAGCTGACATTCGGAAGATCACATCTGAAAGATTTTCAGATGTTCTTTGTGAGTAACCTAATTGACGTTGTATCAGATTTGCAAGACTTTTTTCAGTATATTTTTTACTTTTTTTACTTTTTTTGTCATCGCCCCCATAAGTAACAACATATTTTCCATCATTAAGGGACTCAGGAACAAGAACATTTCCAACTGCAGATACTGTTTTTTCTAAATTTGGATCTACCCAGGTATACTGATCGAACGCCTTAACAATATCTAAATATGTATTGTAATTAATTGGGGCAGTTGTGATCGCAATATCCTGAATCCAACATTTTAAGATCGAATTTCCATTACGACGAACTGTCTTACCCTGAAGAGAAAAACCTACTTTTCGTTTAGCATCAGAATTGGTCCCAAGAGCATTAATATGCTCCCAAATTGCGTCTGCTGCCTTCTTTCCTTTGTAAATCATCCCCTTAACATACAGACCTTTAGGAGTTATCTTTACTTCCCAAGGTTCACCAATCTTATTTTCTGCACCAGGCTTATGATCCCAATTAAAATATCCATGCTTTAAAAAGTAATCAAAATTGATTCCAGACTGGTTTACTCGTTCATTCTGGAGATCTAATTCAGGAGTAGATGCAATACCCTCAATAACTCTAATTTTACTATCTTTAGAGTCTTTCGCCTTGCTTAAAGGCACCCAGAATTTAAAATTTAGAGTCTCATTCATTTAATAAATCCAATTTCCACCACATTTACCTTAACATATATTTTTCTTACATACGGTAGTATTTCACTGGTTTTTTGTCGACACTGCCTGACCACTTTCCTTCTTTGAAGAGGGTTCACCAAATAACTTCCTTTTCAATGCACGATACGATGTTTTCAACACTTGCTCGCTTTCAGCAATCGACCAGTTTTTGCTACGCGCCAGTCTCTTAACAACAGCCTTCAATTCCCTCGGAACATCCCCACGAACCAGCTGTCCACGAATCTTCTGCTCAGGGGTAACAGATTCCAAAGCAGCCCTCTTTTCTCCCGCCTCTTTTTCTGGGCTCCATTTCTCTCTACGCCCCTCCGTCTTACGCTCCAACTCTTGTAGAACATTCT